AAGAACTTTCGACAATCGAAGAACACGCCGTCGTCGTTGAATCGGTTAAACCTGAACGCAAGAAAAAGGAATCCGTCCAGATCAACGTTGAACCGGTCAAAACAATCGCAAAAGATACGGTTCGAATTCGAACACTTCTTGACGACATCAAGAAGTCCGAATCAATGTCCGATCTTGTTGAAATCTGGAAATCGAACGAAGATCTTCACGCCGAAGTCATGTTCAAAAACGCAATGACATTCCGAAAGAATCAATTGAAGGATTTCGTCACGGTTGAAGAACCTTCGTTGATCGACAAAATCAACGCTTGCGAAACAATTGATCAAATCTTCGACTTGACGGTTGAAGTTACGGATCCGGACGTCCTGAAGGCGGCCGACGCGAAAATGAAAGAAATTTATTCAAACGATCCGATTGACACCGTAAAAAATGAAATCGAAGGCTAAAATTCAAAAACTCAAAAGATTGATCCGGACACGTTTCGGATCAATCAAACGGTTTTGTGATCATTTGAAAGTTCAGGACATCGACTTGAATTATTACACCGTCACAAACGCGTTTTCTGGACGCCTTACGGACGAAAAAACTGAATTCGTGATCGAATTGATTGACATGATTCTTTCGACGTCACAAATCGAAGAAAAAGGACATTTGATTGACGACAACGATCGACACGAAATTCGAATGTCGATTCTTCAGAACTTTCGAAACGTTCGGACATTTTCGAAACTTCACGACGAATTCACGCCGGTTTTTATTCACAATGTAATTTCAGGCAAACGAAAAAAGCGCGATCGACGTTTTTATGAACTCAAAAAAACACTTGAATCATGAAAACACAAAAAAACGCGTCCGAACGATTGCCTTATTTCAACTTTTATCCGGCGGACTGGTTAACCGATCTTTCACTTCGACTTTGTTCGGCCGAAACGCGCGGCGTCTGGATTGATCTTCTTTGTCACATGTCACTTTCGCCGGAACGCGGATTTTTGATCTTGAACGGTCACGTTTTGGACGAAAAAGGAATTCAAAAGTTGTCCGGATTGAATCCAAAACGATTCCGAAAAGTGTTTCAAGAATTGACTTCTTTCGGAATCATTCGGGCGGACGAAAACGGTCGTTTTTATTCAAAACGAATGGTCGGTGACGAACACCTTCGTCAAGTACGGCGCGAAGTAGGTCGCAAAGGCGGAAATCCGAATTTGAAGAAATCGGTTGAAACTTTGGTTAACGATACGGTTCAAAATTTGGTTAACCAAAACGACAACCAAAATTCAACCCTATCAAAGTCAAAGTCAAAGTCAGATAATAAAAAGAATAAATCTTTTTATTTAGAAACGACCGAAGAAACGATTGTTGAATTCAATCCTTTGATCGAATACATTCAAAAAAATTGTCCGAATGTCGGCCGGTTGTCGAAACAACTTTCATTTCTTGAAGCGGAATCACTTCTTCAAAAATTTGAACTTCAGCAATTGACCGACGTTCTGGATCAAATGGAAAATTTCAAACCTTTACTTTCGAAATATTCGTCCGTGTCTTTAACTTTACGCAATTGGATAAAAATAAAAAACGCAAATCATGTCAATTCAACTTCTTCAACAAAATCAAAACCTTCTTTCGACAATGCAATTCGTGACTTCTAACGGCCGCGAAATAATTTCGACGGCGTCCGAAGGCGTTCAAATGCGAAATTTGACCGAAGACGAACCGATCAAACAAGCGTTCAGATATATCTTCACGCTTATCGGATTAAAGGCCGAAAACATTCCGTCCGATCTTCAAAAGGCCGTTTTGATAAATTACGTCCGGACTGAACTCGGATCGTTCACGCCGGACGAACTTTGCCTTGCGTTTCGTTTGGCCGTATCGAAACGACTTGACGTCGAAATCAATCACTTTCAAAACTTCAACGCGATTTATTTGTCCGAAGTTCTTGAAGCGTATCGCCGGCAAAGAAGCGCGGCGTTGATCGAATACAATCGCGAAATGAAAAAACTTCAATCCGAATCCGAAAATGAAGTTTCACCTGAACGCAAACTTTCGTTGTTCTGGGAATACATTGACACGGTCGTTCTTAAACTTTGGGACGAATACCTTCAGACGAACAAGATCGACTTTCGACATTATCGCGTCGCGTCAATCTTCGACATTTTCGAAAATCAATTTTGTTTTATCGCTTTGACAAAAGACGAAAAAATCGAAATCAAAAAACGCGCGGAACAATCCGCAAAAAATCAACTTGAACAACCGGTCGAAACATTGGAAAAAATTCGCGAAATTCGTCACATCAAACAAACGATTGAATCCGGAATGAATCACATCGGTTTCGAACAAATGATCGTCACGAAATGCAAAGAAATAGCAATTCGCGACTTCTTTTCGAAATTGAAGTCTTCAGGAAACGACCTTCGAAAAATGATTGATCAAATTCGTCCGAAATTCAAACTTACTTCATGACACCGGTTCAACAACTTGCAACGATTTTCGAAACATTGAATCCTGAAATCTTCAACTTGAAGACGGAATCCGGACGGAAAGCACTTCGACACGTTGCCGAAGTTATGGAACTGGAAAAGGCCGAAATCATTTTCGCTTTTGAAGAAGGAAAATTTTCGCAATTGTTGAACGGATCCGCAAGATCAAAACCGAAAGACGGATTGACTTACTACACGAAAAAATTCAAAATCAAAAATCCATGAAACAAGAAATCAATCCGGCGAAATCCGTTCTTCTTCTTCTTCAGCGCGAATACATTCGCGAATGTAAATTTGAACCGGCGAAGGACGAAAACGGAAATCCGCTTTTGAATGAAGAAGGCGTCCAGATTCAAAACGCGATTCATTCAAACAACCTTTCGTTTGCCGAATGGTTAAAATCACACGAACTTCTTTTGAACACAAGTCCGATCATTCGACCGGACAAAATACACAAACTAACAAAATTATGAACAAAATTTTCTTAATCGGTAACGTCGGCGGCGATCCTGAATTCAAACAAACACAAAATTCGCAATTCGTTTCTTTTTCGTTGGCCGTGAACGATCGTCGAAAAAAAGGTGACATTTACGAAGATCACACGCAATGGTTCAAAATCGTTCATTTTGGAAAAGGCGCGGAATTTTCGAAGAAATACATCAAAAAAGGAATGAAGATCCATGTCGAAGGACGACTTGAAGTTTCGACTTACGCGGCGAACGACGGATCACAACAAAAGTCCGTTTCGATAATTTGCGAAAACATTAACATTTTCGAAAAACTTGAAAAAACTGAAAAACATGAAGAATCTTTCAATTTCTGAAAAGATCGCGTTGATCTGGACGATTCCGATCGTCCTTTTGATAATCGTCGGCGCGGCGATATATTCAGTCCTGAAGTTTACTTTTGCCGTCGTTTTCGTGAAATCCGGAACGGCCGGATCAATGTCTTTCTTATTCCTGAAGATCAAATCGTCTTTCATCACGAAGCAATTCGATAAATTTCGCCGCGAAGATTCAATTCTTGCAAACTTCGACATTCGAAACTAAAATGAACAAACTTCAAAAGATATTCAATTCGAAAACAAGTCTTCAAAACGCGATTCAATACGCGGAAACACACCTTGAACGACTTCAGCAATCGAAACGATTAATCGAAAAACAAATTGAAGTTTGGGAAAAGAAAAAAGAAACAATTCAAACGCAAATCAAACAACTTGAATCATGATCAAAAACTTTGAAGAATACACGCACGAATTGACGTCCGACGAACGGATTGTCGTTCAAACAATCATTCGCCGTTTTGAAAATCGAAAAGGCAAAGAAAACATCGTCACCGGCGAACAAATTCGCGACGGTATCAACAACAACCTGAACATGAACTTCGACACGGTTCGAATCCGGAAAATGATTCAATTCATTCGAACGAATGACTTGATCGCCGGATTGATCGCAACTTCGAAAGGATATTATGTCGCAAAGACGGCCGAAGAAATTGAAGACTGGATTGAATCTTTGAAATCACGCGAAAACGCGATTCGAACAATTCGCGAAGTGGCCGAACAAACGGTTCGCGAAATGCGATCCAGAACAATACAAACCGAATTGTTTCTATGAAAAAACAAATCGCAATCGTTTTCTTTTGGCTTTTGTCGATCCTTATTCCGGTCGCAATCGCTTACACAATCGAATCAAAAACAATTCAACAACCTACATTCAAAAAATGACACCGAACGAAATGTCCGAACGAATGATCAAAGACTTTGAAGAAATGATCATTTTGACGAAAAACGGCGCGCGCGAAGCGGCGTTGATCGCCGTTCGCTTTTGCCTTATTTCAACGGCCGGATTTCCTGAAGTCAATCTTTTCTGGAAACAAGTCGAACAAATTCTTGAATCGTCCTTCGATTAAAATTCAAACCTTGACGGATCCGAAGCCGTTTAACGTTCGGACTGGGACAAAGAAGTCCGAAAAATATGAAGACAAAAAAAACAAAAGAAGTTCGTCAAAAATCAAAAATTGACGATCGCCGCGAAAAGGTCGAACGAATTTGTGAACTTTATTCGGCCGGAAACGTCACAATTGATTCTTGCGCGCAAGAAGTCGGAATTTCAGTTCGGACGTTCTGGAATTACGTCGATCAAGATTCCGAATTTGCACTAATTTACAAAAAGGCAAAGGAAAAACACGCGAAGGTCGGCAAAGAAGGACTTCGCGAAAAGGCCGAAGACAACCTTTCGAAATTGATCACCGGTTTCTGGATCGAAGAAACCGAAACCGAAGAACTTTTTTCGCGAACCGGTCAACTTTCAGGACGGCGCGTCAAGAAGAAGAACAAGTTTATCGCGCCGAATGTGACGGCCGTGATCTTCGCGTTGAAGAATTGCGATCCGGCGAACTGGGGCGAATCGTTGTCGGTTGATTTATCCGCCGACAAACAAATCTTCAAAATCGGCGATCAAGTGATCGAATTTTGATAAATTTGAAACATGGAAATCAAACGATCAACCGTCAAAGGCAAAAAATACGCCGTTGAAGTCAAAGGAAAAACGATCAACTTCGGCGCGTCTGGTTATCGGATAAAACCGAACACGCCGGCCGGTGACGCGTATTGTGCGCGAAGCGAAAAGATCAAAGGCGCGAACGACGAAACGACGCCGAACTTTTGGGCGCGACAATTATGGTCATGTAAGGGAAACAAGTCGGTTTCGAAAGAACCGTTCTTCGGAAAATATAAATTGCCGTAAACATGACAACAATCGAAGACGTCGAAATTTACGCGGAACGTTTGTTTCAAAGATTCGGAACGTCTGAAGAAGTATTGAATCACTTGAACAATCGAATCGAAAAGATTAAACAAGCGGAAATCGACTTCGACTTCGAAGAACTTGACAATCAATTTGAATTCTTGAACGTCGTTCGAAAACATATTCAAAACAATGGACGAAAACCGAATTTCTTTTGACTTTGACGGCGTTTTGACGCGCGAAGTCGGTCGCGAACTTGCGAAACTAAAAATCAAACAAGGTTTTGAAGTTTGGATCGTTACGGCGCGACGTCCAGATCAAAGCGACGCCGTGTTCAAAATCGCCGAAGAACTGAACATTCCGAAAACGCGAATCATTTTCACTTCAGGCCGTGACAAGTGGAAATTTATCGACGAATTTGAAATCGGCCTTCATTACGACAACAACGAAGAACAAATCAACAAGATTCGCGAAAACACCGATTCGATCGCGCGAATGATATGAACATCGTCTTCAGTCCGCACGAAAAACAACTTGAATTCATGCAAGCGGTTTTTTCGTTCAAATATGAATCTTTGTTGTTTGGCGGCGCGGCCGGTGGCGGAAAATCATTCGTTTCGCTTGCGACATTGATCACGCTTGCGAAGATTTATCCGAATTCACGTTCACACGTTATTCGCGAAAGTTTGCCGACGTTGAAACGAACGACGATTCCGACGTTCTTCAAACTTTGCCCGAAGTCCTTTATTCGAAATTATCATCAAACGGATCACATTTTGACGTTCACGAAC